CGACCATTAACGCAGTCTCCTGTGTAGATATGTAAACGCCATAGCATTCACTTCCCAAGCCTCATCGTTGGTAGTAGGACCATCAATCTTCACTTGTATGGCTTTTGCTGTCCCAAGCGTTGGTAAGCGTTCAATGTTTGTGACGCTAGTATTCGGCTCTCCAGCCCACGTAGCAGCCGTAGCCGCTGGTGGAGTAGCTGCCCATGTACTCGTACCCCAGCTGCCTCCTGTGGATGCTTCTGTTTGAACACCAAAAGGCATTTGTTTCGTGTAATCAGAACTGTTGTAATCGACATACAACTTTGCTGTCAAAGCAACCGTATTATCTGAGCTCACGACGATACGTGGTTTTCCCCAACGTTTACGCACAATAGGGTTGCCCCCCACAAGCCAACTCGACGTATACGAACTGTCTATATGAGAAGCAGCAGAACCATAAAAATCTGATTCTAAGTTCTGTTCTAAATGAATAACACGACCCGTGTTTTCTTCACATCCCGCTAAAAGCTCTTGTGCCGCATTAGGTGGAGCAAACGCCAACATTACATTAGCGTCTATGTCAGTCATAGTCCACGCTCCAGGGCCATCAGGTACTCCCAGCGTCGGGTCATAAATCAATACTCGACGTTTAGCGTTACTTCCGCTTGTCTCATCCCAGTCAACAGAAACGTATAAACGGTTTTTGAACCAAGCAAGCTGTGGTGGACTATTGAATTGTAATCTGCCGTCGTCAATCGCTGGCATAAGTTTCTCAAAAACCCAGTTAAATGAGTTTCCGTCGTAAACATAAACGCCTTGCCTGTCATACCAGAAGAACACACCGTAAGGAGTTGACACAGGAGAAGAAAGCGAAACTGACCCAACATCTTGGCTTAAAGCAACAAGACGAAACGAATCAGTGCTGTACCCATACAAAGCATGAACACTATTTGTTTTGAATATCAGTAAACGGTCAGCGAAAGGCACTAGACCCGATAATTCGTCGCCTCGTTCTCCCACGTTGACATCGACATAGTCGTAATCAAACCATGTTTCTGGGTCATCGAGTTTAGACCAGCGAACCCGATTCGGATACGCTGTTCCACCTTCGGTGCTATGAGCTACCCAAGCATGATTATTCCAATGACAAGTGTATTTAGCTATAGGGTAGTTACCTGCTGAACCGTTAATGTTTGAAGCCAAGTTCGAAGCCGTTGTGCCGTCATAAACAAAGGACGCAGCATTTCCCGAAACTCCATAAAACTTGTTGTTAGTTGTTTGCCCGTACAAACGATCATTGTTGGTTACCGATACCCCCGAAAGGGCAGTGAAATCACCTGTAGCGGATTCAGCGACAGTAGTACCATGCGAACAGATAACTCGAGGTGTTCCCCCATCAGGAGTGAACTGCGCCAACCCAGTAGCATTTTGAAGTAGCGCTGTTCCGTTACGCACATTTACCCCAAGACGCATTTTGATGCCACCTCTAGGGTCCACATCTACATTGAGCATCGCTGGGCTCTCCGAAGGCGCAAGATTGAACTGATCTGATCGTAAATTCAAACCGCCGCTAAAGTCTTGCAGCATTTGCAATTTGAAGCCATCTCGTGCCATTCCTACTCCCAGGAATATCGCAAGCGATCAGGCATGATGCTTTGCGAACGCCACCTGGAAGCAAGACGATCATTGATAACCAACGGTTGTGGAGCAGGACTGTCCAAATGGCGTGCTCTGAGATTGTCTAACTCTCTAACAAATATGTTGAAATACGAAGCAGCCATATCAAGATCTTCTTGCTGTTCGTAAGCTCGACTCACACCGTAAGTAGCTATCAAAATGTGGAAAGGTTCTGGGAAATCGCTAGGTGAAGTTCCATCTACCGAACCAGCCCCAAACGCTGTTGGATTCTTGTATCCACGGACATGAATAGTTTTGACACCACCAGGTGTCGGATAAATTCTTGCGGTTTCTCCCCAGTAGCTCCAATAGTATGGATCTCCATTGCTTGCAGAATCCAAAGGATAAACAACGTCTGCGTCATCTCGACCCAAGAACGTCAATACCCAATCGTCTGTTCTTAAAGACTGGATTTCTCGCAAACCGTTAGTTACAGAAGCACCAACAGTCGCTATTGGATAATCTTTTTGTAAACCTACTGTGTCGAAAGTTGTTGAAACTTCATACCAGGGCCAACGTTTTTCGCTGTAAACAATTTGGTCGTAACCTTCACCCAGGAAACGGTTTAATACATCATCGGAAATGTCGCTGCTGTCGATTTCTACAACGCTTCTAATATATGAACGCATTTCTTCGATTTGCATAAACCCTACTCAGGTAGTTGTGAATGGAAAACGCAGCGATTCGTTCCAACCATTGGTGTTGCTTTACACGCCCCACCAGATTTAGTAGTAGATACGCATTTATCTGCAACAACTTCACCAGCGTAAGCTGGAGCTTGTGAGACTTTCCGACCACCTACATATTCGACAGTTAGCCCTTCGGCGTCATCGGTAGGTTGACCGTAAATTCTTGTGTTCTTGCTGTATCCAACTTGGAGGCTACGAGGCATAAGTTCCTAACTATTGGGGGGATGAGAGCCGAAGCTCTCATCCCCCACCGTATAGCTAATTATCAGGTGACACCCTCTAGGTAACCTTGACGGTCCCTATTTGAGCAGGTCAACTGTCCATAGCAAAGGATTTGGCTGAATACCGCATCCTGGTTTGTTGGGCGCACGAACGGCGTTGGCTTAAACCAAGTATCCGAGTGACGCACAAGTTGCAGGTACTTCGTGTTCAGCATGTAGATAACACCGTCGGCGTTAGCTGCATCGAAGGTCCACGGAGCTCCCTTATACATGAGGTTCTGGAATCCTGCGTCCGCCATGTCCGTATCGGTGTAGCGGATGTTGCTGGTTAACAGAGCCTCATAGCTTTCATAGTCATCTGCTTTTGAGATGATTATGGTGGGCTGGTCGTTGCCGACGCTTACGCTGTTGTAGCGTGTCGCCAGTTTCGCCAGAGTCAAAGCACCAGTTGTGGTTGTCGCTTGTGACTTCCAGAACTCGTTGCCTGTTACTGACGGGTCAATTCCACCAAGGGTGTTAGCTGTAAGAGCGGAATCGTTCACGATGTTTGTGAGTCCGTTCCAGTCCTTGTTGGTGTTGCCAGTGCCATCAGCGTGGAACATGGTGTTCATGTTTTCGATGATGGTTTCTTGTGTTTGGAAGATTTTGCCTTCGAGAAGGTCAATGATTTGAGCTTCGCCGTTGTTTTTGGCTTCTTCCATACCGTTGATCGTTACGGTAGCCGCATACTGACCCCAGTCGTACTCAGCAGCTGAAATGCCTGTTTGAGCAGTCGTGGAAATAGTGTCGGTGCCGCTGTACGAAGAAGCGGTTGAGTTGGTGCCATAGATGATTGGAACAACAATCTTTGCGCCACCGCTAACTGTTCGCATTGTTGACGAGTTTGTCAACGCATAGAACAGTGGACGAGCCGAAAAGACGTTGTCAACCAGCTTAGGAACGTAGTTGTTGAGAGTCGTAGTCAGAATCTCATCGAAATTGCTGTTACCAGCCATTTTGAATTACTCCTAAAAGGTTAAGTGCCTAATTGTTCTTTTGCCAGTGCAAACGCTTCTCTGATACTGGTAACACTTTTCGGAGCTTTAGTTTGGGTTCCCGCTTGGGTTGACCCGCCAGGTGTAACAACAGCAGCCGCTGAACGCTTATTTTCTATGATATCGCGTTCTTCTTGCAGTTTATCTGCTGTTGATTTGACGTTATTGAACTGCCAGTGAGCATACGCTGCATCAAGATTAGCTATCTTGTTTTTAATCGCATGGTTTAACAGATCTTGTTTGTCGAAATCTCCGTACTGTTCTTGTAGTTTCAGAACTTCACGTTCTACTGATCGCTGACGCTCTGCAGCTTCTTGTTGCTCAATTTTTGCTTCGAGAACTCGAAGTTTCTTTTCCGTTGGGTCAAGAAATTCGTCATCCTCGATATCGTCGCCTAAAGCCAGAGAAACATCTAGCGTTTCCGCTAGTGCATGCAAAGTCGCTTTAGGGTCTGATTCCAAAGCAGCAACAATCGCTTCGGCTTGTTGAAGCCGTTCACGTTCAGCCGATAAATCCTGCGTTTTGCGTGTATAATCCGCTTGACGCTGGTAACCGTTTTGAAGTTCGGCCAAGGTGACCTGCTGTTCTTCGCCATCAATCTTGATGGTGTAAAGCTCACCAGGTTCTTCTGGAACTTCTTGTGCAGCATCAGGAGTGTCAAATTCGACGGGTTCCTCTGCTGCTATTTCTTCTATTTCGGACACAAGCCCTCCTGTGAGTCCTAAATGGTTGCTCACCCGTAACAGCAAAGGTGTCCCACTTAGAGTGCTGGAAGATCCATACCCATCTGATTTTGTAGTTGCGCTAGCAACTCAGGAGGTATTCCACCAGTGGGAGCGAACGCCCCACCTTGCGGATTCATTGCCCTGGGATCCACAGAACCAGGCATAGGAGGCGCTCCTTCAGGCGGAACTTGGCCTTCTTCTGCAGCGACAGCTTGATCAGGTGCTTGCATCAAGAACTTCTCTGGATCTTTGATACCAAACCCTGATTCCAAAACATGAACCGCTAAAGCTTGTGGATCTATAACAGTGCCAACCATTGGAGAAATAGCGTTCATCAAGCTAATAGCTTGCTGCTTCCTAATTGTTTCATTCATAGGTTGCGTTGAACCAGCTTGAACTGAGAAATCGTATTCTCCGACAATGTCATCTCGAGAGTAATTAACAAACATGTCTTCGCCACTAATAGTGACTCGAGCCATTTGTTGCCCAGTCATAAACTGTTGCATTAGCTGAATGACACGTCGAGCAACACTTGAAATTCCTATTTCAACAATAGCCAACTTGTCTGCCGCTCGAGCGTTCTGGGCGTCAGCAATAATGCTTGCTTCAGTAGCAGTACGCCGTATCTCAGGCATTGCTCCACGAGCATACTCTGAAATACCAGAAACCGTATTTATGTCTTGTTCGATGATATCCGAATACGCATAAATTTCAGGGCTGATAGGCACCTGCGGCATGGGGATAACAACTTCATTCAAAGGCCGGTTCTCGTCTACAACAGGAACCATTCGACCATCTTCTTCGGATTCTAAAGCCTCACGGCCTTCAGGTCCGAAAGAACGCTCATGGTAAAGATATTTTCTGGCGTAACGCTTCCTATCGTTCATCAACTGAGAACGAGTTTTGTCGAGCTCTAATTGCAAAGACTCGATAGATTCCAAATCACCTATCGGATAGAACTGGCCTGGTACATCGTAGTTTCGAAGCATCGTAAATGGATGCCCATAGGCGTAAGGCATTGCAACAGGGTCCACAAGGAACTCGTCGCCACCTTCAGCATAAACTGCGACAGTGCTTGCCGTAATATCGTAAAATTCCCAGATAACTACTTGATCTTCGAGGAACTCCCAACGATCATCAAGCATCGCATAAGTATCTTGATTCAAATTGTAGTCAGCGTTTGCTGAAAGACGTTTTCGCGCTGACGGCTTATACTTCGGGTCTTCTTTTGCTTCTTGCAAAGGACGAGTTATTCGTTGAGCTATCCACTTTGCGTCCTCGATGCAAGTCGCTGCTGGATCAACAAACATATCGAACGGTGATACTCGTTCAACAAACGGCTGATCTTCAACGACACGCATAACGGTAGAAGGAATATTTGCGGCAACATCACCCGCAGAAGGAAGATCTCCTGCTAAATCGGGAGTTTCAGTAGCAAATGCGTCGAGCTCGAACATTGCTGATTCGAACATCCCATCACGCTCATCGTCGCTAATGCGCTGTTCTTGTTCAACAAATTTCCAACCAGTTTTTATCCACCCATGCCCAAAGATCAAGAAATCTTTAACAGACCTACGGAAAGGAGTTCTGAAATCATGGTGTTTCCAAAGATAATTTGCTACAGCTTCAACAAAAGCTGCCCTGTCACGGTTCTCTGGGTTCGTTGCTTGAACAACAATTTTGGGGTAGTTAACAGCAACACTTGGAGCGATAACGTTAATCGTAGAAAACGCTAAATTAACCGCTATTAAATCAGAGTTCGTTGACGTAGTAGAAGGCCAATGTTTGCCCTTGTACATGTCAACAAGCCGTCGCCAAGTTTGCTCGTACTGCTCTTGATCACGCCAACGTTTACACTTATCAACTTTATCAGTGTAGCTTTCAAGTTTTTCTTGCCGTGTTTTTCGAGCCATGCTAGAACTGGGCTTTCTCTGGGAGTTTCTCTATGTTCCGACCCTGCGATATAGCCTCAGAGTAAACCTTTGCTTCACGTTCGCGTCTCGTCAAACCCTGCTCATCTGGAGGAAGCATCGACTGGTAACCTTGCCCCGTAGAAACAGTAATTGACTTCAGGCGCAAATGGCGTTCATAGAGTTCTTTAAGCTCCACAAGCGGAACTTGGCCACGCCGTTTTATGACGTACTCAGAGAACTCTTCAAACGTGGCCCCATCTCGTAGGACCGCCACAATCAGCCAGCGTCGTGGCCACGCAGATCAGGCTGCTTGCCTGGTTCTACCTTGCCAGTTATCCCATGCTGATTTCCAGGCGTGCTACGCACTCCTGTTTGGCCATATCCGCCAGTTTGGTTAGCGTATTTGCCTGCGTCCATGCGCTGCTTAGGAGACTGCGAACCACCTGGTTCCCAAATAGGGTTAGCAGACACACTGCTACCCCGCTCCATTTTAGCGTTTTTCCCTTTGGCACCATCTACAGTGCCGCCAGGAGTATGAGCGATGTTTCTTCCCATCAAAACTCCAATAAAGTCGACTACCCATTGCCTCAGGGTGTCCCACGAATGCTTCTAGATCCTATTCTGAAAGGATCCGCCTTGTCACTATTACCGTTAGCAAGACGGGCAAACCAATCAATAGTCCAATAATCATCATGTTTTTCAACATACTCAGGAGCATGAGCATACTTTCTCATCTGGTTAGCTAAAGCTAACGCCATTACACGGTCATCAAACGGTGAACCTGACATTCCCCCTCTATCGTTACGAACAAAAGTTCTAAGTTCAGCAACAGTGTGCTTATCATAAATTGTGAGCTCATTATTTCTCATAGCTGAACCAAGCTCATCGATCATCAAAGGCTTAGAAGTTCTAGTGGTTTTCCAACCATACTCTTGAGAAACACGGTTATTCACCTGATTCAAAGCTCTGCGCCTATACAACCTTGGATACCCCAAATGACGCAACTCCGTGATCGTGGTTAACCCGTGGTTGTTTGATTCAACACAACACAAAGCATCCAAATAGTAAAGCCCAACAGCATAAACTTCCTCAGCGAGCTCATCAGGCGCAATATGGCCATGCCAAATAGCGGATTGCTCACCCGTATTCACATCCAAAACCTGAATAACACTGTAATCGCCGTGTTTCAAACCCTCAGCCGTATCAACACCCATAACATACGCATGACGGCTCTGCGGTTCCTCAAAAACAACAAAAGTCATTTCCTGAACTCCACATGATTTCCTTTACGCCACATGTACCCCTGGATACCAGGACGAACATACTTACTCATCTCATCCAAAATATCTAAATCAAACACAGGGTTACCTGAACGAATAAACGCCTCTTCAGGTGTAGTCGGATACTCCTGAGCAAGCTGCCAAGGCAACATAGACTCAACCTTGTCCTGATACCAAGCATCCCCACGATCCTCAGTCGCAGACCACGGAAAAAACATAGGCGAAAACTTGTTAGCCCCAGTTGTGGACCCCACCCAAAGATCGTGAAAAAAGTTTCCAGAACCATTAGCAGTACTTAAACCAATAATACGGCCCCCCACATCCGCCACAGGCTCTATCGACGCCCACGCCTCCTCGGGGTTCGGCAAAAATGCCCACTCATCAACCACAATAAGTGTCGCTGATTCACCACGGGCAGGATCTGAAGCAGAAGGCATCGACGTAATCTGGCTTCCGTTGTCAAACCCCATCCGTTGCTGATGCTCAACCAAAGACTTAGGTCCACGTTCAATCATCCATTTCGGTAAATGCTGAAACCCGTACTTTGTTTTACGCAACAACAACACAGCTTCACGCTCAGTACGACTCAAATCAATAATGTTCTGATCAGCATGAAAAAACGCTAACCAAAACTGGTGAGCAGCAACCAACGTCGTCCACCCAATCTGACGGGCCTTTAACGTCAACGAATACCGCTCACTTCCCCACTCATCCAACGCAGATCTCTGAGCATCCCTTAAAGAAAACAGTATTCTTCCATGAGCAGGATGAGCAATGGACCAGTAGTTCTCTAAGAAGTAAACTTCATCACGGCGACACTTACGCCACTCCACCTCACACTTTAATTCATCGAGTCTAGACATGCTTACCAACCACTACTGGTACGTCCCAGAGGCGCTAACCCCACAGCAGTGCGACGCGATTCAACACGCCGCTGCTCAAGCCCAACAAATCGAAGGATTCCACTTCGGATCAGAGAAAGACCATCGAAAGTCACAGATTTCCTGGCTTTACGATACCGAGATTGTTCAACCCGTTGCTGCACAAATGCGTCAAGCCAACACAGCAGCAGGATGGCAATATGACCTAGAAATAACAGAAGCACTCCAATACACCAGGTACCAGCCGTCAGGTTACTACGAGTGGCACGTCGACGGAAACCAAGACTACCACGCCGCAAGAAAGTACTTTCCAGAAGTACCAGCCCCGATTCCACTAAACGTCACCCCATTCCCAAACCTACAAGGAACAGTCCGAAAACTTTCCGCAACCGTCAACCTGTCAGACCGCAGCGAATACACCGGCGGGAACCTCGAAATAAGATGCTACGACCAAATGCACATCTTCCACGACTCCCCCAGAGGATCCATGATCATATTCCCAAGCTTCATGGAACACAGAATCACCCCAATCGAATCAGGAGAACGCCACAGCGCAGTTCTCTGGTACAACGGCCCGCCACTACGTTAAAACGCAACAAAAAACACCTTCTGACCTGGGGTTTTATCATCGAGTTGCATATAAATAGAAGCCAATCAACAACCCATATCTTTCCGCAACTGCTCCCACACAGACCACTGAGACTCAGTCCACGTATGATCAATCGTGTTATACAACTGCGAACACTGAGGCCCATAACCAGGAACCAAATCAGTTCGCACCACAGGCACAGGATCAGATTTCTCCTCACCAGGCCACAACATCATTAATCCAGAGATCCCAGCAGCCAACGCGACAACCGCCGCAGTAATGGCCTTAATGATCTTCTTAATCGCCTCAGACCAAACATCAGCTTTTTCTGCAACATCCTCTATCGTCAAAACGCCCCCCTACTGGCATGACTCACACACCTCGACATCATCCAAACCACACTCCAATGGCTCATCATCCAAAAACGGGTCAGTCAACAACTCAGGCCGCTCACCCATCTCCTCCAACTGCATCCACATCCCATCATCACGCAAATCCTGAATATCACGCATCGTCACCCCGAAAACCATCCAAAAGACTTTCGAGTTCCTCAACAAGCGCCTCATCAGACAAACCAGACGCATCATCATCAACAATGATCTGCCGCTTCGGCGTAAAACGATCAACATACTGCAAATACAAAGAAGCAGCCTTCACATCCCCCTGAGCAGCCTCCCTGTACACCGCATCAATCACAGACTGCACACGCTCAACATGAATATTCAACTCCGCAGCACGAGCCTCCCACTCCTTACGAAACCGAGGATCACGCTTCCAACGCCGCAACGAATCCTCATGCACACCATTAGCAACAGCCCACTCCTTCTGAGTCTGTGGAACCCTCTCAGGCCCCAACAACAGCCACTCCAAAAAACTTTTCCAAAGCTCAGGCATAATTTTTTCGCCAGTATCAGGATTGGTTACCCAACCCTTACCTCCACCGTTCTGCGGCATTTCTACTCCTATCGTCATAAACAGTCAGATATGTCCCAACAAAAAACTAGCAATTATTTTGGGACACTGAGCTATCATAGATAGCAGCTAGCGCGATCTGGTGACCTACGGTCACAGAACCACAAGCCAGCCCCCTTAAAGAAATAAAAAAAGAACGCACTGTCCCTGGATATCTATACATAAACGGGGGCATAGCCCCCCTGGGGGCCTAGGGTGGGTACGTCTCTGAAGTTCTTCTAATGATAGGTCGCCTCGGAACTGGTCGATTGCTGGCCGTAGTCGACCAGCTGCTGCCAGGTCGGCCAGGGTCACCAGGTCGGTATCTGATCGTCGTCACTTAGCGCCACATATCCCTAGGTCATGATTCCAGCTATCGGTCGGTCGGCGCTCGGCTCCGATTCGACGAACAACGACGGTCGGCCGGTCCCTCGACCTGGGTGTCGATCTCGAATCGATCGCAGCTGCTCGATTACTGCCACGG